AGCTAGGCATAGGGGGTGTTATTCGGGGAGACGTTAACGGACGCCTCCTGAACCGATGCCCGATGCCGAAACAGAGCGGGAACACGTCAAATAATAGCCGTTTTTCCGACACATCGCCAGCAACGTGTTAACCACGGCGGGCTACGCGTCGGTTCCCGGCACATAAATCGGGCTCATGGCTGACACCTCGTAGTGTTATAGACTTCTGTGGGTGTCATGGTATTGCTGCTCCGATAGCGGTGATAAGGGCGGTGACGCGGGTGTCGAGTTTGGCCAGGTCTAGAGATTCGCCAATGGAGTAGAAGGCAAATCGCCCATCACAGAAACTGTCTGCCGATCCAGTATGAATCCGGGCAAACACCGCTATATTCTCATTGGGTGCTATTACAGAGGCAGAGGCTACTGTCCCTGAATTGCCGGCAAACCGGTAGGAGACTGAAGAGCTAGATGCCCTTGCAGCTGCCATTAAACCCGTAAGTCCGCTTGAGTTTACCCCCGTTGAGACGGTTGCACCGCCTGATCTCAAGCTTGCGATTGTGCCGCCAATAGAGTTTCTTTGGCTAGCAAGTTCCCCGGACAAATACGTTCCTGTCGTGCGTGCAACCGTTAAGTAGGCCGCTAAGTGGTGACTGTCAAGCGGGTCTACATTTGCTTTTCTGTTAGAGTTAAGGTACTTAGTGGTGCCGTTGCCCTTGAGTCCAGTCTTCCGGTTGTAATCACCAGAGACGAAGTTGAGGTTGGTTGGAGCAGCCCCCTTCAGCGGTACCAATGCCCCGGCCAAAGTTCGTGCTCCAGCCAAAATGCAACTGGCTTTTATCGCATTCCAAATGCCATCTTGCTTGCAACCAATTACGAAGTTGTCAATGGCATAGCGGGTGCCCGTCTCCAGCGCTTCGCCGTCAGCAGCCTCAACAGCGGCAATGTACCCAGCAGCGTCAGTGTCAAAGCTAAAGCCAGGCGTAATTATCCAACTCATGGCTCAATCCTCCCAGCAGCAGTAGGGGCATCGACTACGAGGTAGGTCATGGGATGGCAGCTCCAAAAGCGTTGATCAGGTCGGTGACGCGAGCGTCAAGTTTGGCGAGGTCGAGGGCTTCACCAATGGAGTAGAAGGCGATGCGGGCGTTGGAGTAGGTTCCGGATGCGACGCCGGTATCCTGATTTAAGGAAAAAAGCGTTAAAAGACGATTTGCTGGCACCTCAGAATTTTGCGATATAGCGGTATTTGCCTGTCCATTTCTTGCGATATAAGTATTAGACGAGGATCTGCTAGTCCCAAGAAGGCCATTGCTAGTAGGTCCTACATATGACAGTGTTGCGCAACTGCTTCTAGAAAAATGCTGGTTGCTATCTGACCCCAAAGTAGAAGCGCCTATGTTGCTGATTGCAGTAGCCCGTCCCCCAATATAAAACCCTGTTCCAGATGGTTGTGAGGTTGTTGCATACGCTGCAAGGTGCCTATTGTTTTGCGGATCAGCGTTGTTATTTCGATTGCTATTCAAATACTTCGTACTCCCATTCCCAACTAGCCCTGTCTTCCTGTTGTAATCACCAGAGACGAAGTTGTTATTGGTCGGCGCAGTCCCAACCAACGGTATCAGCGCCCCACTCAGTGTCCTCGCACCAGCCAAGATGCAACTGGCCTTAATCGCACTCCAGATCCCATCAGCCTTGCAGCCCAAAACGAAGTCATCAATAGCGATCTTTGTTTTTTCCTCCAGCGCCTGGCCGTCTGCGGTCTCCACGGCGGCGATGTAGGCAGCCGCATCAGCATCCATCGGCTGCCACGTTTTACGCAACACAACCTTGGATGAAGTCGGCTTAGCCAGGATTAAGCTCACACCCCACCCCCGTTAGTGTCGTTGTCTACGCCGTAGGGCGTGCCATCAGCATTGAACTGCGGATCCACAGGGCCGACGTAATACGGGCCAACCTTGTAAATCTCAGCACGCTGGCGCACGGTTTCCACCACGCTGGCCGCGAAATACTCCTCGGCACTAACAGCAGTGGTGCTACCAGCAGCAGCAACGATGCTGTACTCAGCCGCCAAGGCCGGCAGCAGCTCATCAGGAATGTCAACAGTGAATTGAGCCATGGTAATCCTCAGGCGGTAGTGGCTTTGATGACGGCGAACGCGATCACGATCGCCTCGCTCAGGCTGCCCGCTGTGATGTTGCGGACATCAATGGTTGCAGACCCTCCTGCAGATCGAGCGTTGAGCAGGTACGAGCCTGCAGTACCTCCGCTGATGTGGTTCAAAATCAGCACATCTCCAGCAGCAATCGCGCTGTTGGTAAGAACAAAAGAAACTGTGGTATCAGCCGCCAAAGCTGCGTTGTTCAGCGTGACCTGCCCGCAGCGCGTGTTCAGCGTGACGCCTGTGGACTTGTTGGTGGCTTGAGTGACGGTGCCACCAGCCCCAGTGCCATAACCAAAGGGATTCGTAAAGCGGGTGCCGTTCGTGGAATCCCAAGTCAGCCCAGTCGTACCACCAAGAACACCGGCATTGTTGTAGATGAACTGCCCACTAGACCCAGCAACTAATGCGACCGTTCCCGTTGCATCGGGGAACGAAATCGTGCGGTTAGCGGTGGGGGTGACACACTGAACTGTGGTGGTATACGTGCCGCCGTCGTCGAGGTTGATGTCGCCCTTGTTGGTCAGGACGTTGGTCGTCTTGTTCCAGGTCAGGTCAGCGTCGCCGCCAAAGGCGCCAGCGTCATTGAACTGGATCTGCGTGTTGGAGCCGCCGGGTGAACCGCCGGAGCCGGCGTCGTCGAGGTTGCCAGTCAGTGGATTGAACTTGTATCCCATGACTCAGCTCTTGGTAACGGAGGTCAGATTGTTGCTGCCGTCATAGGCCAGGGTCAGCGTTGCAACAGTGGTGCCACCAGATCCCCCCAGCTTGTAAACCACGCCAGTCAGGTTGCTGCCGGTGTAGGTGCAGCTGATGTAGTCATGGCTAGGAATATTCAGCCCCGAAGCCACGCTCAGGGGGGTCGACCCGCGCGAGGTGACGGCAATCTCCTCGTACGTCCTGCCGTTAATGCGAACCGCAGGCATCAGACTCTATGGCCAGGAATGTTCTGATTCTAGGAATTAGAGCACGCCATCTCTCTTCCCTGCCCCGGGTGGCAGATGATCAGGATTTGCGCCTCGTAGAACCGCACAGGCGCGACGGTATATGTCCGTATTGGTCTTACCTGCCGCCTCCAGGGCCGTCTTCACCTTTTGCCAGTTGCTGAGTTGATCAGACTCCATGACTAGATGCCTCCGGGAGTCTCACCGCCCAGCCGCGGGTCGGGGGGCCAATCCGCGTACTCTGCGCTCGTCACAAAAGCTGCCAGGGCGTCCGTCGTTGCGGTCGCCGTAATCCCAGATACTTTCAGCCCGCAGGCCAAGCGCAGGTCTTCCCGCCAACCCTTCAGCTCCGCGCTTAGCGCAGTGCCGTTGTCCGCCTCTCGAATAACCAGCCAATCCGTTGGAGCCAGTAGCGCGTTTGCGGTTTGACGCGTTTGCTCGCTCCACTGCTGCACCAGCTGGGCGTGGTCCTTTGGGATCAGAGCGCCGTGTTGGTCGTACCCCCAATAGAACCGCTGATCCCAGCTCGGGGGATCAGGCTCCTCTGTGACGCCGGCATCAAGACGCTCCTGTGGAGATGCCAGCCGCAGCCAGTTGGCAGGGCGCTGAATGCCATTGATGTCGACAAACGCCGTATCGACACTCAGCGGCTGTCCGGCAAGGAGAAACACGGCGGTGCGGGCGTCAAGATTGCGGCTGGCGGCTGGTACACCTAGGCTGAGCCGCCTCTTGCAGTCTATCTGCCATGTCAGACGACGACATCATGAAACTGGCCTACGGCCACGCGGCCTACCTGGGTCATGGCATCCATTTCACTGACCAGGGCCTTCTCGACTTTTGCCGCGACCTGCTCGACGCCAGCGCTTGCGCCTACATCAGTCCAAAGTCAGTTGTCGACGAGCTCCTGCCGTCAGTGCCTGCTTATCAGCTAGAGCTGACCGAATTTGTCGACCGCGCCGACAAGCTTATTCAGCCTTAGTCTTGTTCAATAATGGGGTGGGTTAGCGTGCGCGGGCGTATTGGAAGGGCGATTCGGCGAAGGCACAGTAGACGAATACGCTGTTATTCGTGCTCACCAGAGTGTTTCTCACTTTGAAGCCGTTAGATAGTATGTCTATTGGATAGATAGATCTGTAGTCCTGCTCAGCATCACTAACGTTAGCAAATAAATAACGGCCGGATGCGTTATAGGTGTCCCGTGCGGTATCGTAAATCCACCAGTAATTTGTGCTGCCGGTTGTGTCTTTAATCATCAACCAACGGGGACGGAAGCCTGTGTACACAAATTTGCCATCCGCGCTCCCGTTTCCGACATAGCTGCCCATCGCAGAGTACCCGGCTACTGGGGCGAAGCAGTAGGCGACGTAGTTGTTCCCGTTTATTGTCTCATTACCGACAGAAAGCAGATTCAACACAGAGCTAGTAGGAGCAGTTTGACCAGCAGCACCAAAGGCATTAGTCAGGTTCAAGAATCCGTACTGCATTGAGCCATTGATGGCTGTCGTTATAACCTGCCAGTTGCCTGTGGCGCTGCGGTTCTTGCTGACATAGAAGACAGGGGGAACCCCTAATCCGTGCCCCACAGTTGCGGATGTGCTGCCATCCCCGGTCCAAGTAACAATCGAGAACCCCGCACTGGGATTAGCCCTCACACTAGAAGTGATGGAGCCTTGTGTGTTTGTGACGGTGGAGCTGCCGGCGTCCCAGCACCAGGCAACCGCAGCAGTACCCGGATTATTGATGCCACCACCTGTCCCCAACGTAAAACCGTCAGAAGTAAATGTTTGAAGCGAATCTGGTTCGTTTAGTTCAGCCGTAGTGCTATCCGAAAACAGTGATTTTGTAGCTCCTCTTACGGTGTCAGTTAGGCGGTGCGAAGCTCCGTTCCCACGGTTTTTGAGCCACACAAAGTCTGGACTGAAACCTAACCCCGAAACTGTCAAAATGCTGCCTGTGCCCGTGTACAGCTTCACATCCATGTACTCACTAGGCTTTGTGATTAGTGGGGCGGGTAGATTAGAAGAACACAGCGCTTTGAAGCCGCTGGGGGCGGTGTAGGCGAAGGGGCGTTGGCCGAAGTTGAAGTTGACTACTCCAGGGCTGCTTGTCTGGTAGACATCAGTAGCAAAGAAGTAAGGCCCAGAAGTCAACCCCGAAAAGGCTTGACCTTGAGATACCCCATTCTTGTAGAAGGTAAGCGTCCCCGCATCAGCATCAAAGGCAACCCCGATAATATCCCCTCCAGTCCATGTAGCTCCATACGCTGACCCGCTACCGTTGTTATATTTGTTTCCCCCTGTCCCATAGCTCCAACCATTAGCGTCAGAACCAAGATATGAAGTCAAGGACGCTGTGCTCTTTGCGATTCCAACGTCCACATCACCAACTTTGGTTGTCAGGACTACTTCGTAATACCATTTGCCAGATGTTACGCCTATCGTACTTCTGACTATAGGGTATGAGGCGTCACTCAGGGTAGGCAGTGTCTGTAGAGCCCCATTGACAAGATTGATACTTGAAGCCTTGTCTAGGTAGCTCCACACTGCGTAGTTCCCCCGTACCTCCCCACCAACAGCCGTATCAATGCCGTAGCTGGTGGGGGTGTCCACAAGGGAGTCATTGCCAGAGCCGGTGGCGACGCTGAGGTTGTTAGGCGTCCAGTTGTTAGAGCCAGCCGCGTCATAGCCGAGGGCCGTGGCACTGCTGTTATCACTGAAGTCCAGGTGGAACCCGTTGGTGCCGTAGGTGCCGCTGTACGCCTTGGGCTGCCAGATGCCGTTGGCGTCGAACTCTCCGAATGAGCTGGGGGTGAGGGCTTGGCCGTCGATGAAGTGGATGTCGGCTAGGTAGCCGTTAAAAAAGTATGAGCCGCCCAAGGCCCTGCTGCCAATAGTGTGAGCCTGGGCTGTATTGAATGACGTGTCTAAGTTTTGAGCGGGATACGCGCCAGAAAGAGTTAGCTGCTGACCGTTAGCATAGATCTTCACTCTATCGGTACTGACCGTCTGCGTGGTGTCAACCGCTAAAACAAAGTGATACCACGCAGAGAAGTCTCTGAACACCGCAGTACTTGCAACCCCGCCTGCTGACGCTCCGCTTTCGTACAGGTTCAATGTAATGGCATCGCTTGGATTAAATTGAAATCTGCTGTCATTCGACCCAGCTCCAACATTGAAGATATATGATTCGTTTGATCCGCTTAGAGCACTTCGCTTAATCCAAGTCGCAAACGTAAAAGTGCGGCGGTTGCCGGCTGATGCGGGGGTGCGGGACAAGT